CTTCTCCAGGAGTATTCAGCTGGGATCGGAAGCGGAAACGGGAATTTGATGAGAGGGGGGTCGAGCGATACTCGAGGTGAGAAGATTTCTGACGGCATGGCCCGTACTGATGGAGAAGAAGATTAATGCCTTCGGACAGTCTTTTAATAAAGGCAAAGGATCTTTTGTTTCGTTCATGGATTAGAGAATCCGGAAGTATTCGCAGCCAATTTAGTGAGTTGAATCGGAATATCCAAGGAAAGCTTACACCGAAGTCATTTACGGGCGATGGAGACCGAATGTACAAGGCTCAAGCAGACCGTCTTGAACGGGCTATACGTAGAGATATTCGGTTGACATTTGATAGGGTTGACCAAGAGATTCAGCGTGCAGTCGAAAGAGCGGCGTCCAGGGCATCGCTATACCAGAAAAAGTTTTTAGGCTCTGAAGGTGTTAAGCTTCTTGGCAACAAAGAATTGAAGCTTATACAGCAAGACGCTGTGAGTATGCTTTGGGAGAAATTCCCGAAGGGAAGCGGTCTAACTTATCAGGATCGATTGAACGCCATACGCATGAGGCATGAGCGTAGCATGATTTCGGCGATCAGACGGTCTTATAGAGCTGGAGCTGCAAGGGACTCTATCAGCAGAGAGATGTCACTTCGATTGACGAATAATAAAGTCGGAGTTCGAACGGCTGTTCCTGGTGGGAGCGTCTCTAAGCAGGTATCTAGGATTATGATTGCGGAGGAGGCCCGGATTTCTCAGGAGACAGAAAAGAAGATTTTGTTGGCTCACGATATTGAGTTTGCGTATTGGAGATTGAGTTCTGACCATCTTCCAGAGAAATGTGGTGCTTGTGAGAGGCTATCTGTTGAAGTCGGGGAAGGTGTCAGGGAGGCATTACGTAGATCGACGTCGACGTACACGTCTACAGTCGTATTAGAGGGGTTGTATTTGGTTTCTGAGTGGCCGGATTACCCTCACCCCTACTGCAAGTGTCACATGGACCCAGTTGTGTGACGAGTTAGAAGTTCGTAGTTGAAAATAGTTTAAGCAGAATATAGAATTACCTTGTAAGCCGCCAATAATTAGTTGACGGTAAACCTAGGCTGAGATTAATTTAGCCAGAAACTAAGGAGGATAAAATGGCCAACAGTGCAGGGAATGTTCCTGGTGGGGACCAGAGTCAAACGGATCAAGCTCGCGGTTCAACCGTTCGGTTTCCGTTTACCAAGAGCGGAAGAAAAACAAATCGAGTTGGCGGTCCGATGGTCGGGCCGAATTCGAACACGGTCGACGGAAATGTCAGGAAAGCTTCAGACAAGCGCTATTCGTGATTTAGAATAGCTAATTACGATTTCGACACAGGAGAAAGAAGAAGGATATGGCTGGTAATAACGACACAAATCAAGGCACTGATCCTAAAGATGGTGTTCCAGTAGAAGGTTCACCAAATTCAGGCGATTCGACACAGAACAATAGACCACAGGATGCAAGCAGCGGGAGCGTAAAATCGGATGAATCTCTATACACCCAAGCACAGGTGAATGAGCTTCTATCCAAGATTCGCAGTGACGAGAAAAAGAAGCATCAGGGCAGGTTGGAGGAAACTTCAACTGCGCTGAAATCGCAGATGGACAAGATGAAAGCTCTCGAAGAGAAATTGTCCGGAGCACAGAAAGAATTGGAGAAGCTCCAAGAAGGCAGTAAGTCTGGTAAAGATGGCCTGTCGAAGGAGCTGGAGGAACTCCGCGCAGAAAGAGAGAAGCTGCAAAAAGGGATGGAAGAAATGGCATCTCTCTCCGCAAAACAGATTGTCGATACGGAATTGCGGATGAAGAAAGAGCTGTTGATCCAAAAGCACGGGATAAAATTTCCTGAGCTTGTGTCCGGGGATACCGTAGAGGAGCTTGAAAGTTCGGCCCAAAAGGCTGCCGAGAGAGAAAAGGCTCTTATAGAGCAGGCTGCCAAAGATGCCGAGGAACGGACCAAAAAGCAGTTGGCTGATCAAGCTGCCGCTGGCCTTCCTGAGCCGTTATCCGCGAACGCGTCCTTGGGCAACGGAAACGATTTGCCTACCGAGTATAATGCTCGGGAGGCTATTGTTAGGTTGCCAAGAAATGAGTATCTCAAAAAGCGCGCAGAACTCCTCCAAGAAGCTAAAAGGAAGGCCGGGCTTTAGCCTCCGGCAATAGCTAAGGAGAGACGAAATGCCATATACTGGTGTACAGACGGCGGGAGACGTGAAAGCTCTGCCTCAGGCAATCTTGGATGTCTTCTCGATGGACATGATGCACGAAGCTCTCGGCATCATGAAGTTCGAAAACTTCGCGGTTCCAAAGACTGAGCTTGGAGCATCGCCGGGTCAAACGATCACGATGACTCGGTATAACAACATCACAAGGGGCGGTCAGCTCAAGGAGCATGAGACTCTCCAAGAGAAGTCCATGTCGGCCAGCCAGAGGGCAATCACGGTCACTGAGTGGGGCAACGCGATCGGGCTCACAGAGAAGATGCTTCAGCTCGCGGCTGATGACCAAATGTCTGAAGCAGGAATCCTTCTCGGGAGGGATTTTGCAGTCGTCAACGATCTCATGCTCAGGGATGCCCTTTCCCTCGGGTCTCAAGTCGTTCGGGCTGGCGATAGGGCAACAACGGCCGCCCTAGTTGGAGGTACGGATTATTTCGATGTCGAGATGATTCGTCTGGGTGTCGAGATTCTTCAGACCGCAAACGCACCAAAGTTCATGGGCGACTTTTACGTGTGTTTTGTTACGCCACATCAGGCGGCATACATCAAGCGCGACCCGGATTGGATCGCGGCCAACAACTACGCCAACACGAGAGCGTTGTTCAACGGTGAGGTCGGACGATGGGAAGATGTGATCTTCATCAGTACGACCCATTGCAGAAACGGCGCGGTATCCTCAGTTGACCCGGGGTATGAGTCAACCTTCGTCAATGCTGCAACGGGTGGGGCTACCCCCGCGAATGTTTACGAAGGGATGCTCATTGCAGATAGCGCTTACGGAAAAGCCGTAGCGTTGCCGGCGGAGCTTCGACAGAAGGAAGTCGAAGATTACGGGCGGAAGCATGGAATTGCCTGGTACTCAATAATGGGAGCCGGAATTTTGGAGGATACCTTCATCGTACGCCTCCAAAGCGTCTAGAGACTTAGGCGCTATCCAACCGTTTACAGGAAGGTAGTCATGGCAAAGAAGAAGATCGATCAGGATGTCGAGGTTGGTCTGGAGAAGCCTACAGAGGACAAGGAAAGATTCCCTGAAAAGTCTTCCAAAGACCATACGCCAATCGTTGCAGTTCCGGTTAAAACCGCTAAAGCTGTTGACCCAAAGGCGCAGCGTTCCGATGTTGTACACACGGCTATTGCCACTAAGACCTGTACCAGATTTGTCGGTGGATGGATGGTCCTCGAAGCTGGCAAGGAAGTAAAGGCAAGCAAAGAGGTCCTAGAGAGTCTTCGTTTGCAGGGACTTGTAAGGTAGTAATGTGGCAACCCTTGAGCAAGTCATCGATTCAGTACGTAGGAAGGTATCAGATTATGAGATGCCCAGAAAGTTCGACTCGTCTTACTACGAGTCTGCGGTTAGATTTGCGCTAAGCAAGCTTAGCCACGATTATGGTGAAGGGTATCTAGTCGTTTCTGATGTCCCCTATGGGCGAGAATTTCTTCTAATAAAGCTTGCCACAATTGAGATGTGCTACACGAGGGCTCAGTCTGCTGAGACTCAGAGTAGCGATGATGATGAAGGTATCGAGACAGTTGCTTCGGTTGCTGTTCCGGATTTGGCTGTAACGCAGTCTACAGATTCTCCGGAAGATATCGCGGATCGATGGCTTCGAATTGCGGCGGATCTTCAGGCCGAATACGATTCAGAGTTGAGCAACGATGGGGGTTCATCTCTGGTAGCTGGTATCGAGGTTCAATCCATCAACCGTAAGTCGATGAAAACCGGAGGTCTTGCAAGTAGAAAGCTTGATAGGGGCCTTCCTGCGGTGTCGGTTTCTGCGACGGTTGCCGGCCAGTCTGTTAATCTAGTGTGGACGAAGTTATTCAGTGACCTGTTCCTCCAATATGAGGTGTACAGAGCAACGACGGTTACCTTTGATGAAGAGGAACGGGTCACTGCAATAGCTGATAACCATACTGTCGAGTATACCGACACAGTTCCGAGTCTTGGAACGTACTATTATCGGGTTTACACAGTGAATCCAAATGGGATTAAGACTCCGAGTAACAGCTTGCTGATTGAGGTGTCTTGATGGTCACCGAAGCTCAAGCACAGAGGGCAACAGATAGAGCTATCCGACGATACCGAGCTTCAACGATTAGCATCTTGAAGCTTGAGTCCGCAGGTACACCAGATAGATTTGGGCAGTCTCGGGCAACCTTTTCTACGGGGGTGCCCGCTATCGGTAGGGCTATACATAATCCGACTAAAGAGCAGATTACTTTCATCGGCGACGGCGAAAGGTACGAAATAGCCTTCTTGTTTAGTCGCCTAGAGATGCTTCGGAGATTTCCCGCATTGCCGGAAGGGAAATGGATTACTACATATGACAAAATTGCTTGGAAGGGGAATACGTATAAGCTTGAGAAAGTACAGCCAACAGGGCAAGTAGGCACTACATTTTCATTGGTGGTGGCTTTGGGGTCTACCGCGGAAGGAGATAGGGTGCGGTGATGGCGAAGGGCGGATTGTTTTATGGTGATTGGATGAAGATTCGGGCTTCGTTGAGAAAGCTAAATTCAGATGAGGCTATTGAGAAAGCTGAAAAGCAAATGGAATCTCTCGGGAGAGTGATTACCCGAAAGTTGAAGTCGCACATACGGAAACAGGATTTGGATTGGGCGCCTCTTTCGAGTGCATCCATTAAGAAAAAGGGATTTGACACGATCTACGTCAAGAGAGGCGATTATCTGAGGTCGATTACATATGAGGTTACCACAGAGAATGGAGAGGTCGAGCTGAGTGTTTATCCAGAGGGGGACCATTATTCTGGATTAAGTATGCAGGAGCTTGCAGACTATTTGGAATACGGAACTGCAAAGATGAGGGCCAGGCCGTTGTGGAGACCCGTGTTTGCTGAGGTTGAGTCGATGAGACCAACTCGAAGTCTATTGAGGGCTTTTGGGTCTGTTGCTTTTGAGGGGATGGGTTAATGACGAGCCTGTCAGTAAGCCAGGAAGCGTTGGAGAATGCTCTGGTTGCAAAGTATTCGGGGTTCGATCTTTCAGTCGCTGGAGTGCTGACTGAGGTTGAGGTTTTCCTGGAGAAGCCAAGCACTGAGATTGAGACTGGAAGGGTATTTCCATCGGTGTCGATAATGTATCTAGGAGAGTCAGAGGATACTGAGGTGCAGGAGTCATCAGATGAGTCTCAAGAAGAAGTGGGGCTCGACGGAACTGTAGACCCAAATGAGCGTATAATGAGAGACGCTTCGGATCCTATTGTGATGAGGTATTCCATTGACACTTGGCATAAGGATATGGCCGCAGAAGACCAGGTTCTTTATCACGAGATGTTCCGAAGACGCACTAAGAATAAGGGTTACATAAGAGTGCTTAATATTGACGGTGAGTATTTGGATGTCTGGTTGTTCAAGGTAAATGGGAGTTTGTCTGTTCACGACTATGACGATGTAGATACGGTCATTTACCATAAGAGCATTACGGTAGAGGCACTTGTTTACTTGGCAGAAGTAGAATACGATGAGACTGTACGAGAGAAGGTTGTCAATGAAGTCAATTGGGATGTAGAATCGAGAAAGACGGCCTTAGACGAAAGGGGTCTTGTCGGTGAAATCGATGATTCAGGAAATGTTACCGATATTGTTTTTCGAGTAACAGAGAATACGGAAGAAGAAGTACTTCCATAAAGAACGAAGCCTCCCACTAAGCATCGTCAATCCGGGGAGGATAAAAGAGAGGAAAAAGCGATGCCTTATTACACAAGACCTGATGTCTATGTAGAGGAGTCCAGCACGTCGGAACGACCGGTTCGTGCCGCTCAGACTGGTCGAGGGGGGATGCAGGCGATTACGGAAAAGGGTCCCGTAGGAATTCCTGTGAGAACGAGGAATTTCGCCAATTGGACTAAGATATTCGGGGGCTACGAGCTTCGAGGGGACGCGGCGTATGAAGCCAAAAGTTTTTTCGATGAAGGAGGATTCGAGCTTATAACAGTTCGGCAAGTTCATTATTCAGATCTTGATGATCTGACCTCGTTTACCGGTGGAGTCGCCGGCAGAACTCATTCTACTTTGGGAGTTGCGGCAACAGCAGCGTTGAAACAGAGTTCTGCGGGGCCATTCAATTTTGTTTCCGGAGGAGACTTGGCGTTTACCGTAGCCGTAGACGGAGGTGCAGGACTATCGCCTACGGTTTCTGGGACCGCGGGCTATTTGAGCAGCACAAGCTCGTTTCCAATTTCTGACCAAGATGGGCTTACGATTGAAATTGAGATTGATGGAGGCCCTACCCAGACGATCACTTTTTCGGGGGTTACTACGGCTCTGGCTGATGTTATGGCGCAGATAAATGCTCAGCTTCTTGGTGCTTCTTGCTACGATGAGGGTGGTGGGGTGCCGCGTATTCGATCAGATAAACAGGGTACAGATAGCTCAGTCAACGTCTCCGGAGGCACTTCAACAATCGCATGGAATTCCGCGGCTCAAAACGGAACTGGAAATGTAGCTGATCTGTCTTTGGTTACGGCTACTGAGATGAAGGCGATATGCGATGCAACAGGAACCTTCACCACGCAGGCAGAGGCTATCGTCAACACCGATGGGTCTTTCACACTCAGGTCTTTGACTACCGGGTTGACATCTGAGCTTGATTTTACCGATGCGAATGCAACGTTGGGTTTCACGGTCGAGACCATAAACGGGACCAATTCAGGGGCGACATATTCAACTTTGCGTGTTGATGCAGGATACCGCGGCAACAAGTCTCCAGGCGTATCTGGAAATACTCTTCGAAGTCAGGCGATCTTGAGTCCGTTTAAGGCATCTCTCGGAGCAGGGAATGACATCGCCGCAGATATTACCGCTGGAGACCTTGAAGTGCAGGTATTCTCTCTAGCCGGATTGAACGAGAATTCTGTGGTCACCATTACAGATGGGACCAATACGGAGTACAAAACAGTCACGAGCAAGAGAACGGCTGTTGTGGGGTCTACGATCAGTTTCTACATTGAAGTTTCGTCGGTTTTTACAAACAGCTACACGGCGTCAACTTCGACGATGCGGACGAACGAATTCGACTTGGTTGTATATGAGGGGACTCAAGAAGTTGAGCGTTGGACTGGGCTGTCGATGTTGGATACCGCAGACAACTATGTCGAGACTATTGTCAATGATGAGAGTATCGGATCTGAGTATGTAGTCGCTACTGACATGGATGCTGCACCAGGAATAGGGGCCGATACTCCAGCTACGGATTCTGCATCTGTCGCGCTAACTGGGGGGACTGATGAGACTATCGGTATCACCAATTCTGATTGGATCGGCACGGCTATCGGAGGAACCGGGATTTATGCCTGGGGAACGATAAAGGATTTCATGCCGATCTGTACTCCCGGAAATCACTCGGCCATATTGATCCACCAAATGGCCACGTATTGTAAGTCAAGAATTTACTTCGAATATTTGACCTACGTTCCAGAAGGGATGTCCGGGTCGGATTCTGTAAACTATCGGAACAACGTAATTGGCGTTGATTCAGATTGTTCGGCGATGTACGCGGGCGGAATTGAGGTATTCGACCCGATTGGTGCTGGGTCTAATCCACGAAGAAAGACCCAGGGACTCGGGGCTCTCATGGGCCTGCGAGCTCGAGTTGACTCTTTACCGGGGAATGCAGGGGGACCCTGGGAAACCCCGGCCGGAGAGGGAGACTACGGAACGCTGAACTACGCCCTAGATGTTGCCACGGAATATCGGGACGATGAAACAGGTGCAATGAATGAGGCAGGAATAAACGTGATCCGAAAATTCGGTTCCACGAATCCTGTTACGGTCTGGGGCGGGAGAACTCTGAGCACCGATCCATCAAAGCAATTTCTCTATATCAATGTGAGGAGATTTTTCCAGTTTGTTGAGAAATCTATTGCGGATTCAACTCGATGGGCTGTCCATCGAAATAACAGCTTCAAGCTGTGGAGTAAGCTTGAAGATCGTGTCGATGATTTCCTATCAGACCTAATGCCGCAGGGAGCTTTCCCAACGGCCATTAAAGAGTTGGCGTTTTATGTCAAGGTTGGAACCACGAAGGGCACTATGACACAGGCCGATATCGATAATGGCCTTGTGAAGGGCGAAGTCGGATTGGCACCGAACAAGCCGGGTGAGTTCTTGGTATGGACCTTTACCCAGTACGACAGCGGTTGGGAAGTCGCCGAGTAGTTGGCAGTTCAAGGATAAAGAAAGGAGGGCGTGATGCCCGATCCCTACAGAAATTTTAAGTTTGAGGTCGAAATTGACGGTTTTGTCCGTGCAGGCTTCTCGAAGGTTACGGGGTTGTCTAGAACAACCGAGGAGATCAGCTATCGCGAAGGGGGCGAGAACGAAACCCCGCACAAGCTCCCGGGCCAGACGTCGTTTGGGGACATCACCATGGAACGAGGAATCTCCGATGATGATGATTTTCAAAATTGGAGTGATACGATTTTCAACGTGGACCAGGTTAACGGTGAACAAGGAGACGATGACTTCCGAAGGAAGGTTGTTGTGTATCTGAAGAACAAGGCCGGAGATCGTAAGGTCAAGTGGACGATTTTTCGAGCATGGCCAAAAGAGTTTACCGCAGGAGACCTCGATGCGAATGCCAATGACGTGGAGATCGAGAGCATGGTTCTTGCCAACGAAGGCATCAAGCGCGAGAGTCTGTAAGCTCTACGATTACACAGCTTTAACTACGGTATCGACACTATAGGAGACACACCATGAATAACCCCCCAAATGAATTTGAGAGACTCGAAGATTCGGATGGAAGCTTCGATGACTGGGAAAAAGATTCGGACGACGGTGTTCCGGATTTCACTCCAGACGATACAGTTGAACTACCTGTAGGCCTAAGAAAAGATGGCCAGGTATATCGGACTGTAGTCATCGATGAGCTTAGTGGAGTAGACGACCATCTGGTTGCGAGCAACAAGTCCGGAGGCAATGGGGCAAAGGCCATGTCTATGGTTCTTTGCCGCGCGGTACAGGAGGTGCCCGGACTTCTCAGAAAGAAGAAAGATTCTGAGAAGCTTTTCAACAGAGAATTTGCCAGAGCGCTCACAGAAATTGACAGGGTCTTCTTGATCACTCGAATTTTCATGCTATCAGGCCGTAACGAATCTGCGTTTGTTGGTCGGTGTCGGCATTGCAAGAAGATCCACAGTGAGCGAGTGTTCTTGTCTCAGCTGGAAGTCAAGTCGTGGCCAGATGACAAACTTCCTCAGGTTGAGTTCCATCTGAAAAAAGGCTTCAGGGAGAAAACAGATTCAGGAGATATCGTTTTCCACAAGGATGGCGTTCTGAGATTCCCACTTGGGAAAGAATCCGAGCTTCTTGGGAAGATGGATAACGAGGCTGAAGCAACGGATAGTCTTCTAGCCTCTTGCATCATCAGTGTAGGGGACTATGGGAAGGTAGATACTTCCATGGTCAAGGCATTAAAGCGTCAAGATAGGGAAGAGCTCATGTTCTCCTTGAGTGAGAGTCTTCCGGGCATCAAACAAGGAAAATGGATCACCTGTGATTGTGGCATGGAGATCGAGCTTCGGTTGGACTTGATCTCTTTTTTCGAAGGTCGGCGGAGGAGTGCGAAAAGACTCTAGAGCAGCTCTATGAGTGTGTGAACTATCTGGCAAACAGGTATGGCTGGACTGAGGGCCAAATCCTGCGCCTACCTATTGAAAGACTAAACCGGTATGTGGAATTGATTAACCGGGATAGGCGAAAGGAAGCAGGGAAGTAGATGTCAAGTGCCGGTAGTCAGATGCTTTTAGGGATTCGGCTTCATCTTGATGCACGTGGGATGGTCACGGGGGCTTCTGTTGCGGAAGATTCTCTTCAACGAGTAGAGAACAAGGCGAGGCAGACTCAGAGTTCTGTAAAGGATACTGGGGATGCGATGAGTGCTGCCATGAACGCAAGCCTTGGTGTAGGAGCGCTTGGAGCTGCCGCTATGGGCGCTGGTGAAGCTTTGGAGGCATCCCTCGCCCCCGCCGTTAATCAGGCAAAGAGTTTTCAGGTTGAGATGTCTCAGCTTCAGTTTGTGGCCAAGGCTACAGAGGGTGAGCTGAAGCGATTGGAGAATGTTGCGCTTAGAACCGGTGTTGAGACACAGTTTTCACCTCAGGAAGCTGCATCAGCCATTCGGATGCTCAAGGCGGCAGGTCTTTCTACTGAGCAGACGTTGGAGAGTTTGGGTGCCACCCTCGATACGGTCACTGGGTCCGCCGGCATGATGGACCTTCAGACAGGAGCTACGGCTACAGCCGCAGCGCTAATGAAGTTTGTGAATACTGGGGAGACAGCCAGGGAGGTGATGGATACCTTCGCGCAGGCGACGAGAGAAACAAATCTTCAGTTCCAAGACCTTCCAATCTTTATAAACTCTATTCGAGATGCCCCAACGAAGCTGAAGGCTTCTGCGGCGGAAGTGATGGCTCTAGGCGGCGTCCTAAAGAATGCCGGTATGCAGGCTGCTCAGTCTGGACAGGCTGTAGACATATTCGCGAACAAGCTCATCATGAGTCAGCGGAAGGTAGAGAGATATCTCATACGGAAGAAGATCTCTGAGCAGGATTTGTTGTCGGGGTATATTGACGACAAGATGCCTATGGCTGTCAGGGCATTTCAGAAGCTCGGCGTATCCCTGTTTGATGCACAAGGCAAGGTCAAGAATATGACGAGCTTCATCAAAGAGCTCGTGACTGCATCACAGGGGCTTACAGGCGAAAGTGAAAAGACGTTCATTACGACAATGGCTACGGTACTGGGTCAGCAGGGAGCTGCCGTGGTGAACTCTCTTAGACAGCTTAAGAGAAATGGACTTGAGGGAAGCGCGGCATTTGAAGACCTCGTCAAGTCTCTTGAGAATTCCGCCGGAGCGTCTAGAGAGGCTGCGGCTGCTTTTGAGGACACACAAATAGGTCTCGACAAATTCATCGAAGGAACGAAGGACACGATTAACATTGCATTGGGTCAAACGCTTCTTCCGTACACCCAGGTGTTGAAGGAATTTATGAAGGATCTTTTGGGTGGATTCTTGGATTTCATCAACGAGAATCCGACGTTCGCAAAGGCATTGACTACAACTATGGTCATTTTGGCTGGATTAGCCAAGGTGATTGGCGTTGTACTCCTCGGTCTTGCTGGATTGCTATTCTGGACGACCGCTATAGCCCCAGCGTTGGCCGCAGCCGGAGGAGCTGCTGGGATAGCCACAACGGGATTTGTGGCGCTTCAGGCGGCAATGTGGCCGATTCTTCTTATTGGTTTGGCCATAGGGGCCGCGTTCCTTGCGATATGGGGAATCATAAAATTCTTCGATCATCTTCGGAATGGATCTTCAGCGTTAGCTAAATCATTCCAAAGGCTGATGAAGACCTTTCAGTGGATCAGAAAGGGTGTTTCTGAGCTGTGGTCCGGAGAATCCGGGAATGAGCAGACCGTAAAAGCACTGAAAGCGATGGGACTTTATGGGATCGTCACGACTATCATCGGAATCAAGAATCGAGTCGTCGCGGTGTTCGAGGGATTCGTGGATGGTCTTGTTGGAGGGTTCAAGGCAGTATCGCTGGCACTGTATCCGGTCGGTGTCGCTATCGGATGGGTGATTGATGCCTTCCGGAGCCTGTTCGAAGCATGGGCACCAATGAAAGATGCATATGACATCGCGAAGGGGTGGAGGACTTTAGGCTTCGTTCTTGGATGGATCGCTTCGGTTGTTCTTACAGCTCTCATCGCTAAGGTGGCTCTGCTGGCGCTTCCATTTGTGATTCTTGCAGCGAAGGTAATCATTGTTGCAGCTGTTATCGGAGCAGTCCTTTACGGATTGTATAAGGTCATCGAATTCTTGGTTAACGGGGTTATTTGGCTGTACAAGGCCAATGTTTGGGCTATGGAGCAGGTTATTGGGGGTGTCGTGAGCGCAGGTCGAGCGATAGGGGAGTTCGTTGTAGGTTTCGTAAAAGGAGCTTTAAGCGTTGGGGATTCGATATTGACGGCATTCACGACTCCTTTTGTGATTGCGATTGACTTCATTCGAGGGGCGATCAATCGGATTTTCCAGTTATTGATTCGGGTGAAGACTCGGATATCGGAAGCCGGCAGGGGGTTTGTGTCGGCATTTCTCGGGGGAATAAAAGAGCAATGGGATTCTCTAATGGGATGGCTGTCGAGTGCTCTTCAGGGAATTCGTGATTGGCTTCCGGGGTCAGACGCGAAGGTTGGCCCCCTGTCAACGCTCACAGATTCTGGAGCAGGGTTCACGAGAGCTTTCGGATCAGGCATCGAGTCAGGAGCGCTGGAGCTTCAGGGAACGGTTTCGAGAACTCTCGAGCGGATCGCACCGGAAAATCAGCGAATGCTTTATGCTGTTCCAGATGTAGCAAAGGCAGATGAAGGTGGTGCTACGGCCAATACTGCGATCACTTCGACAAGAGGGGGAACTCAGATCACCATACAGAAGATGGAGTTCCATGTGGCACAAGCTACTCCGGAGGAAGCCGAGAATCTGGCCCAGCAGGTCATTGAGCGAATCCGTGAGTTGATGGATGAGGAAATGGAGGTTGAGTTCGCATGATTATCACCGGAAGAAAGGCCAACAGGGCCTATCTTGCAAAGATTCAGAACGGTGAAGTCACCTTCACGTATGAGTTTCAATTCAATCCTTCTGAAGATGAGAAGTCCAGAGAGGTTGAGTGGGGATGGGCTTCAGCGCAGGGGACAGCCCTTCCAGAAGCAATCTTCAATAGGATTGCGTCGGAGAAATTTACGATACAGCTCCTTCTAGATGCGACAGAGAACTATGACGAAAGTAAAGAGGGTGTTCGGTCTGATATTGCGGCTATCGAGATGTTTACGATGCCTGACCCAGAGAGGTTTTCTTCTGATTTGGGCCAAGTTGCTTCCCCACCACAAGCGAGATTTGGAATAGGGAATGATGTATTCACGGTAGTCATAGATTCGGTTAATACGAGGGTAGTTCGCAGAAACACTGACATGTTCCCTACTCGAGCGTATGTGGACATTTCAATGAGTACTACGTTCACAGACATATCTCAGATTCAGGCTGCCTTAACGAGAAGTTCTGAATTAGCCAGAAAAGCCTTGGTATCTAGGAGGGGCTAATGCTGTTTGTAGGCTCTAGGTATATCTCTGTTGGTACAAAGAGTTACACTGTATCGTCAGGAATCACTGTCGGATTGATGAAGATGCGGCCTACTACGGTTGTTCCGGAGGGCGAAACAGAAGCATACACGGTGAAAGCTGGGGAGACCTTTGAGACTCTTGCATATAAGCTATTTGGTAACGCAAGGAGATGGTGGATTCTAGCCGATATGAACCCACACATTTTTTGGCCATTGGATCTCAAAGCAGGAGATCAGATACTTTTGCCTTCGAGAGTTCAGGCGCAATTGTCATGAGAGAATCGGTAATAGCTCTATGGGTCAATGGTCGGGGGATGTCGCACGAATTGACTCGGAGAATCATGTCGTTGAGCTTCAAGTACAGACGGAACAAAGCTGATTCTGGAACGATTTCATTCAGAGATCCGGATGCAGAGTTGTTCGATACGAGGATTTTCAAGAAAGGTCAGCTGCTTCATTTTATTGCCGGGTGGACCGATGAGGCTTTGCCGGCAGGACCATTCATGGTGAAGTCTTACAAGATGAATTTTCCAGAGAGTGGTGAGCCAGCTTTGACGGTCAACTTTCAAGACTTATCTCACAAGCTTGATAAGAAGCAGAAGAGACGGAAGCATATAGGAAAAGTTTCGGATATTCTGATCAAGATAGCTGGGGAGCACGGTCTCGGATATGATGTAGATTCTGTTGATGGGTTGGAATTTTCAGATGATTTTCCTCTAAATCAAGTGTCTATGACAGATGCTGGGATGCTTCAGATTCTTGCGGATCGATACGGGTATTCATGGGGGGTTGAAAATGGGAATCTGATTTTCAAGCGTCCGGCTGATAGGCAGATCAAAAAGCTCGGAAGCCCAAAGGTACTATCCTATCGAATAAATGATTGTTCGATAGCCTCGTTCAGCCCATCCGTTAAGTTTCAGTCTTTGGGGAAAAAGAAAGGTTCAAATAGTTCAACAGAAAACATTGACCTGTTATCAGGCGATGGAATAGGGGGATTCATCTCGAATATATTAGCTGGAGACATGACCGAGGAAGAGCGCCAGGAGTTATTTGCAGAGCATCAGAATGAAGCTGAAGATGCAGTGTTGATAGAAGAGGGAATCGGGTCTCTTCTTGAAAAAAACATAGGAGAAGGCTTCAGAAAGTTCTACCACGAAGCTGTAGATAGTACCGAAAGACTGATTAGCTGGGCAGCAGGAACAGGGTATCAGACTACAAGTGAGTCATATGGGAAAACTGAGAACCAATGGTTCACAGAACAGATGAAGCGTGATGTGGCCACGCATGTAGATAAAAACAAGTACGATGATCCGGATGCTGAGCAGTCTATCTACGATGAAGTATGGGAACTAGAGCACTCCGATATGACATTGGCTACACCAGATAGCATGCCCGAGGCCGAGAGACGTAGAAAAGGGAAGCTTGCTAAAATTCGAGAACTCGTCACAGCCGATATAAAATTGACGAGAGCTTCTATGGGATATCATCCTGGGGAGACCATTATTGTTTCTGGAGTTGGAGGGTTCTTATCTGGAGAATATCTTATAAAAGAGGTTAATCATTTGTTTCAGAGGAATGGTATGCCGTTTAGCACTTCTCTGAAGGTCTCGAGGTCTCGTCTTGGAACAAGTAAAGCTGCTTTGAAGTTGATAATCAAGCAGGAGGAAAGGGTTCGAAAGGGAATAATCCCTATATCGGGAGTTCATGAGGAGAGATTTGAACCCGAGTTGGCGAATGTAGGAATTGTTAAGAAGGTAGACGATGCTTAGCAATGAAGAATTTAAACGACGGTATTCAAAAAGGTACTTTGGGAAGTACAGAGGTGCTGTTGTCGACATAAATGACCCAAAAAAATTAGGCAGAGTTAAAGCGGTTGTTCCTGCGGTCATGGGAAACGAAGATGATATTGGATGGGCTTACCCTTTGCCGGCGTCTGGGGGCGGGGTTAACACTGGAGATCTTCAGCTTCCAGAAAAAGATGACTACGTCTGGATTGAATTTGAGGAAGGTGATGCGAGTCGACCTTTATGGCGTCATGGTTCATGGGGAATACGGAATGACGAAAGTATGGTTCCGCGGCATTCAAGAGGAGAACCAGACGAGACAGATTACGTCTTTAGAGAATCGGGGAATGTTCCGCCGACCCAGTTCGGAGGCGAGTATGGGAACGTCAGAGTAATACAGAACAGATCTGGAGGGAACTTTATAGAACTCGATGATACGCCAGGTGAAGAGCGTATACAGATTGCACATCTTACAAATACCCGAATTGAGTTCACTGCCGATGGGAGCTATCAAGAAGCGGTTGCGGGATCCTCTAGAAGGAAGGTTGGAGCCAACCACAGCGTCGAGGTGTCTGGGAAGCAGGATTGGCTTATCAAAGGGCCGAGCGTCTTCAACGCTGAGGCCGAGAGGGTCGAGACATATGGAGATCCGTTGACGCAGAAT